CAGGTAAAGAGCCTGCCTTTTTTAATTAAAGGGGGTTTGATGAAAATACTTTTCTTTCTTTTCGCAATCTCACTCATCACAGTTAACTGTTTCGCCCAATTCAGATATATTAACCCATACACAAGGACAGACGGCACAAGAGTAAGAGGCCACTACAGAGATGTATCCAATGACGGCAACCCATATAACAACGCTAATTACCTTGGATTGAATAATCGGTGGTAGTGTTATGTCTGATATTACAAAAGAAGAAAAAGCAGCAAGAAAAAATTTATTAGGAAAATGCTATACTTATCTTTGTGATAACTTTCATAAGTTCAATGAAACCAATAAGATACGAATTGCGTTAGAATTAGTAAAGAAATCTATGCCTCAAGATGTCAATCATGGCGGACAACCCGACAACCCAATCAACGTAAGCTGGAAAGTAGATGGACATAGAAATATCATTACACCCCAATCAATGGCAGGTATGGGAGGGAGTGAAGAGTCACCGGTTCAGGATACTGGTAGCGGGCAGAAGGTTTGGAAAGACGACATTAGCGATCAATGAGCTTTTCCAAAGCGCGCTACTGTTCCCCGGCTCTTTAAACTGGTATGTCTCCCCCACTTACAAGCAATCAAAAATGATTGCCTGGCGTATGCTTAGAGAGTTAATACCTACCGAACTAATCAGCAAAATAAACGAATCAGATTTAAAACTCACGTTAACAAACAATTCTATAATTGAGTTAAGAGGCTGCGATACACCGGATAGCTTAAGAGGCGTAGGCGTTTCTTTTGTAGTAGTAGATGAATATGCCTCTATTCCTAACGCTGAGGAATTATGGGGCGAGGTCTTGAGACCAATGTTAATAGATACTCACGGAAGAGCGCTTTTTATAGGCACACCTAAAGGATTGAATCACTTTTACACATTATATCAAAAGGGCATAAACGGAGAATCAGGCTTTAAATCATACCGCTTTACTTCTTACGACAATCCTTTCTTGAGCGCCAAAGAGATAGATGAAATGCGCAAAGAACTCCCTGAAAGAATGTTTCAACAGGAAGTTTTAACCAGTTTCTTGGTATCAAGCCAGAATATCCTTATAAAGATTGAGGATGTTGAAGCGCTGAAGGGAAACCAGATGTTTGAAGATGAAAACATTTCGCATATAAGTTGTGACCCCGCTACGGTAGGCGGTGATGAATGTGTTTTATTAGCAATGGATAATACTCGTATCATAGAACAAAAGCTATTAAATTATGACGATACTCAAAAAATAGCGGTTGAGATAGTGGCTTTGACTAATAAATATAAATCAACCGGAATCTCAATAGACAGCGTAGGCATAGGTAAAGGCGTAGCCGATTCAGTAAGCAACCTGGTAAGAGACAGAGATATTAAAGTATTACATATTTCAAGCGGAGAGAAGTCAGATGATAAGAGGTTTACCAATCGCCGGACAGAGATGTGGTGGTATTTATGGGATAAGATAAAGAATAAAAAGGTTGAATATATCAATGATTTAGAACTTAAAAGACAATTATCAAGCGTAGAATATAAAGTTATCGGAGAGGATAAAATAGCATTAGTCCCTAAGAAGAATACAAAATCAATGCTCGGCCGTTCACCAGATAGGGCAGACGCTTTTGTTTATGGGCTGGGAAACAGGAGTTATAACGCATGTATGAACCAAATGTAAAAGACATTGACCAGAATATAAACATCACCCAAGGTCTTGAGAAGTTTATCACCGACCTAAGAAGCAAGGTATCTCAAGACGACAGCGACAGAAGTATTTGGAAAACCAAACTCATCACCGCCGCCAATCAAAGGTTAGGGATAAAACGAATAAGCGACTATCCTTACGAGAACGCTCCCGATATTCCTTTGCCTGAAACAGATAAGCTAATAAAAAAACAAGTGCCTAATCTTGTATTAAGCTCATGGAGCGTTAAGAAACTCTGCTCGGTCAAGGTTGAGGAAGGCATACAGAAAACCCCTGAAATGGAACAAGCCGCCCAACGTGCCGAAGGCGCAATGAATATGATATTGCGCGACAAGTGTGATTTATTTAATAAATTAGAGCTCGCCGCTGATTATTCTAAAGAAAAAGGTCACTGTATATTCAAAGTAGTAGAAGATTTCAAAACCAGAACCGTTCATAAAGTAATTGATTTAAACGACTACCCTGAAGAAGTGATAGCACAATTAAAGCAATCCAGGAATGAAGAGCTAAAGATGTTCTTAGGTCAAAGATACAATCTTGATACTGATGATGAAGACGAAGCTAAGACATTAAAATCAATCATAGAACAATTCCGCTCAGGCGAAGAAATAATTGAATTTGACATTGAAGAGGTCAGCTCGTTACCAAATATAGAAATACCTTTGCCGGATAAGATAATAGTTCCCTCTTATACAACCGATTTAGCTTTCGCTGAGAGAATAACACATGAGTTTTGTCTCACCCGCCATGAGTTAGAGGAGAGATTTAAGACTAAAATCTATCGGGAAAAGAAACTTGATGAGATAGGTTTCTCTAAAAATGATGAAGATGATATTATCGTAAGCCAGAAGAAACAAGCTGAAGGCGTCCAATCATCAACCGCCGGTGAAGATTTATACAGAATACAAGAGATTTATACCTGGTATAAACCGGAAGCCTCTGACTGTTATGAACGTTGGGTGTTCACTTTCCTCGCTGACATTATGGCACAGGAAGAGGCACTATTAAGAATGATACCTTTTCCTTTTGAGTTTGAAGGCTGGAACTTTGAGAGATTTGACAACGAAAGAAAAGATCCAAGACATTATAATTCAAGAGGCGTTCCCGAACAGGTGAGAGCGTTACAAGAGGTCATGGAGCGGTCAATCAACAATATGATTATCCGTGATGAACACAACAACAATCCTCTTTATGAGGTGTTAGATACTTCTCAAATCCTACAAAGGACAACTACATTTGCTCCGGGTGAATTAGTTCCGGTTACTCAATTAGGCGCTGAGTTTAGAAGAGTAGATGACAAAGCTATTCCTGATGTAAGCTCGATGAACTCGATTAGAATAAGCAAAGCTTTCATGGAAGAGTATCAAGCGTCCAATGACCAGTTATTCAACAACGCTACAAATGTCGGTGGAGGCAAAACTCTCGGTGAGATAGAACGAGGAATACAGAAAAATCAACCAGCATTAAGCCAGGAAATTATCCGCTGGAATGAAGCATTATCAAAAGTATATACTAAATTCCACGCCATTATGAGCGAAAGATTGGGTGATAGTCTATGGCTAGACGGCCAACAAGTAACTAAAGAAGATTTTCTAATCCCTTCAACTGTTCGCTCAAACGGAAACCTTGAGATGACTAACCAAGAGATAGCATCACAAAAAGCATGGTTAAGATTACAGGCCGTGATAGGCATGAGGCAACAGGGCGTAGCCGATATAGAAGACGTTTATAACGCTTACCGTGATTGGCTTGAGAAAGAAGGTGTCAAAGACCCTGAGGACTTCTCAACACACCCGGCTCAAATTATGCAATCACAGCTTGCGCAAATGGAACAGCAAATCCAGCAAGCAGGTATGCAACTTCAACAGATAACAGAAGCAACAGGTGAAGCACAGAAAGAGTTAAGCAAAACGCAAAAGAAAACTAAAGATGAATTGAAGAAGTTTGAAGGTAATATGCAAGCAATAAGCCAACAATGAGAGAATTGAGAGAGTTAAAACTAAATGACCGGGCCAAGCAATTAAACGCTAAGCTCACTCTTTGCCGATTGGTATCAAGTTTCTTGAAAAAGAAAGCATGGAAAACCATTATCCAGCCTTTGATAGATGAGATGATAGCTGATACAATAGGCGGAAAAAGAGGGAATATTTATCGCAACAATCTATTAGCTAAACCGGAAGCGCAGAATAAAGAATATCTGATAGGTTACAAACAAGCTCTCATGGACTTAAACAACCGTATCTGGTCATATCCTGAAAGCATAGAACCTTTACAGGGACAGATTAAATTGTTAGAAGAATTAATTTATTCTAATTTCTTTGATGAAAAATCTAATTACTATGATCAGTTAGAAAAGAATATAGTAGTATTCGATGGGGAGAATTCTCAAAGATTTTTGATAGATGGATCTTGGACAGATGAAGAGATTTATGCAAAGATGGGGAGAGCTTTGAAAGCGATGGGATCTATGAAACTTAGATTAGAGCTAAATAGCATGCTTTCTATAACCAATACGAATTATTAGTGTTCAAATTAATAGTAGCTGGATCCAGAGATTTTAATGATTACGAATTACTAAAATCTAAACTTGATAATGCTAAAAAGCACGACAAGAAACAGATAGAATTAGTAGCTAATAGTATAGAGAGGTTTGGTTGGGTTCAGCCATTAGTGGTTGATAAGGACAATAATCTAGTAATCGGGCATTGCCGGTTAGATAGCGCTAAACTGCTGGGCCAAGAAGAAGTGCCTGTATTAACCATAGAAAACCTAACAGAAGACGAAATCAAAGCCCTAAGACTAGCCGACAACAAACTAAACGAAAGTGCTTGGGATATGGACTTGGTAATCAAAGAACTAAAAGAAATCCCTGATCTGGTAGATTTAACAGGCTTTGATAAAGACCTTTTAATAGAGCCAGACGACAAAGATGACGAAGTGCCAGAAGTTCCGGAAGAACCTATATCAAAGCTAGGAGATTTATATGAGTTAGGTAATCACAGAGCATTATGTGGAGATAGCACTAAACAAGAAGATGTGGAGAGGTTGATGGATGGGAATAAAGCAGATATGGTATTTACTGACCCGCCTTATGGGATTGATTATCAAGATGTTAAGCATAAATTTGATAAAATAGAGAATGACCAAATAGGAGTAGATTTACAAGAATTATTACAAGAGACACTAAAATGGAATTGTCCTCATTATATTTGTTGTAATTGGAAGTCTTATAGTTCTTTTGAACAAGTTATGATAGCGAATGATAGAAACCCTAAAGCGTGTATTGTTTGGGATAAAGAGGTTCGTATTCAGAATTTAGATAAGTATTATAAGCAACACGAGTTTATTTTGTATTATGGTCTATTTGGAGGACAAAAAACATTAAGGGGAGATGTATGGAGAATCAATAGAGAAACTAGTAAAAAACATCCAACAGCTAAACCAGTAGCGTTAGTTTCTCAAGCAATTAAAGATTCTGTTTTACCAGAAAATATAGTATTAGATACCTTCCTCGGGTCTGGCTCAACACTAATCGCTTGTGAAAAAACCAACCGAATATGTTATGGTATGGAACTTGACCCCAAATACATAGATGTAATAGTCCAACGCTATGTTGACTATACAGGAAACAATAATATAAAACTTAACGTAAGAAAGGTCAATCAGGAAACCCAAAAGGCAGACCTAAAGGAACAGAAAACTTCTCAACCAAGTTCAGAAGGTTTATAGAGAAGGTAGCAGATCAAAACGATATAACCCCAGAGGAAGTAGAACAGCAACTACTAGCAGTAGGATATAAGAGTGCAAAAGAAGGAGATTATAAGTTCTGGAAAGATATACATGACAGAGTCTATGGCCAAGCAACTCAAAACTTAAATATAGATGGTAAATTAGAAATAGATGAACTCTCAAGAGAAAAAGCAAAAAAAGCTCTCAGAGATATATAGTATATTAGAGTCTGACAACGTATCTGATGTCAGGGCTCTTTTTGCATTTAACAACAAGACCGACATAGAAGAGATATTAAAGAA